TTTAGAGAAGATTTAGGTTACAGAGCGTGGTCGTGGATAGATGAAAAAGATAAAATTAGATTATTGAAAGATGTAAGAATAAGTTTTTTAAAAAAAGTTAGATCAGAATGGGAAGAAAATAATGATTAAAGAATATATGAATGAAAATTTTATTGCAGGTTGGACTATTGATGAAAAAATTTGTGATGATCTAATACAATTATTTAAAGATAACAAAGAACATCAAAGACCAGGTGTTATAGGTGGACCTTATAATATTAAAAAAGAAAAGAAAAATTCCATAGACATAGGTTTACATCCTAACTGGGATGAACCTAGATTTGTCGCATTTAAAAACGCAATGAAAGAGTGTACAGCTTCATATGAAAAATTATATCCTGAAGTAAAAGATTTTAATGGTTACGATATGACTGAAGGTGCAAACATACAATACTATCCACCAGGTGGAGGATATTTTGTTGAGCATTGCGAAAGAACTTCTAAAATGGAAGCAAAGCGTTGTTTAGTATGGATGACATATTTAAATGATGTACCTAATGCAGGAACAAACTTTAAATATCAAAAATTAACAACACCTGCTAAAAAAGGTTTAACTTTGATATGGCCAACCGATTTTACACATACTCATAGTGGTCAAATTTCTGACACACACGAGAAATATATAATAACAGGATGGTTCGGATATTATTCAGATGAACCACCAATGACACCGGCACAAAATTAAAATGGCAACAACAGACGCATATTTAGGTAACCCTAATTTAAAAAAGATCAACATACCACAAGAGTTTACTAAAGAACAAATTTTAGAATATCAAAAGTGTGCTAATGATCCTGTATATTTTATGGAAACATATGTGAGAATTGTATCGCTTGATGAAGGTCTTGTACCTTTTAAAATGTATCCTTTTCAAAAGAAGATAGTAGAAACAATACACAACAATAGATTTACAATTTGCAAACTACCAAGACAATCAGGTAAATCTACAACAACTGTTTCTTACTTAATGCACTATGCAATGTTTAATCCAAACTCTAACATTGCTTTACTTGCTAATAAGTCTTCAACTGCTAGAGATATATTAGGTAGACTACAACTCGCATATGAAAATTTACCTAAATGGATGCAACAAGGAGTAGTTAACTGGAACAAAGGTAACATTGAGTTAGAAAATAAATCTAACATTGTTGCTGCTGCCACTTCTTCAAGTGCTATTAGGGGTGGATCATATAATATTATATTCCTTGATGAGTTTGCTTTCGTACCTACAAACATTGCTGAAATGTTTTTCAGTTCCGTTTATCCTACAATATCTTCAGGACAAAAAACTAAAATGGTTATCGTATCAACACCTTATGGTATGAATCAATTTTATAAATTATGGATTGACGCAGAAAAGAAAAGAAACGATTACATACCTATTGAAGTACATTGGTCAGAGGTGCCTGGTAGAGATGAAGAATGGAAAGAACAAACAATTAGAAATACATCACCTGAGCAATTTCAACAAGAGTTTGAATGTGAGTTTTTAGGTTCTGTTAACACTCTTATTTCACCATCAAAAATTAAAGCATTAACTTATGAAGTACCTAAACTATCAAAAGGTAGTGTAGATCAATTTGAAGAACCTATTAAAGGTCGTACTTATGTTTGTACAGTTGATGTCGCAAGAGGTGTAGAGAAAGATTACTCAGCATTTGTTGTGTTTGATGTAACTAAAATGCCATTTAGAGTTGTCGCAATTTACAAAAACAATGAAGTAAAACCTTTTATATTTCCTAACATAATATCTGAAATAGCAAAAAGATATAATCAAGCACATATCTTAACTGAGGTAAATGATATAGGTCAACAGATAGCAGAAGCATTACAATATGAAATAGAATATCCTAATGTCTTAATGTGTACTCAAAAAGGTCGTGCCGGTCAGATACTAGGTGCTATGTTTAGTGGTCGTGGTTCATCTTTAGGTATGCGTATGACAAAAGCAACAAAGAAAGTCGGTTGTGCTAACTTAAAGACACTTATTGAGGGAGACAAGTTGGTAGTTAACTCTTTTAAAATCATACAGGAGATGTCAACTTTTGCTAAGAAAGGTCAATCCTGGCAGGCTGAGGACGGTAGCAATGATGATTTAATGATGTGTTTAGTTATCTTTGGTTGGGTATCAAACCAAGGTTATTTTAAAGAATTGACAGATCAAAATGCTCGTATGCAAATGTATTCTGAACAACAAAATTTAATAGAACAAGATATGGCGCCATTTGGTTTTGTAGATGACGGCATAAATGAACAAGAACAAGAAACAGTAGATGAATATGGAGATAGATGGATACCTGTGGTTCGTAAAAACCACTAGGTTTTGATCTATTATAAATATCAGTAAGATTGAAATTTAAATATGGGCGTATGAATAATACGAGTTTTGAACAAATATGACAACTAAATTAGCTAATTAGAGGAGAATAACTTATGGCATTTCAAGTATCACCTGGTGTTCTCGTACAGGAAAGAGATTTAACAAGAATCATTCCTGCAGTATCAACTTCAATTGGTGCTTTTGCTGGACAATTCAGCAAAGGACCTTTAGATGAAGTTGTGTCTATTTCTAGTGAGCAAGAACTTGTAGATACCTTTGGTAAACCTGATGTAAATAACTTTGAGTATTTTTTCAGCGCTGCTAACTTTCTACAATATTCTAACTCATTAAGAGTAGTACGAGCTAGCCAAACAAACCAAGTAAACGCAACTGCCGGTGGTAGTGGTTTACTAGTAAAGAACAAACAAGACTACGAAGATAATTATTCAACTGGACAAGGTTCAGTAGGTACTTTTGCTGCTAGATCAGCAGGTGCTTGGGGTAATAGTCTTTTAGTAGTAACTTGTCCAAGTGCTTCGGCATTTGAACAAATAACATCTGTATCACAACAACTAGACGGCGGTGCCGCTGTTGGAGATACAACAATAACTGTTGATTCAGACGCAACAAGTTACCTTAATATTGGCGACATTATTGAGTTTTCTTCAACTGCTGCTGGCGTAGATTTCACTACTGGTGAAAAATATAGAGTAACTGGACTTACTTCAACTGAGGTAACTATTGTACAACATCCTAGAGGCGAAGGCGGATTAATAACTGCCGCTGTAGATAACGCAAGAAT